TTGCTTTAGGTACTTCAAGTAAAATGTGGTCTGATCTTTTCTTAGCATCAGGTGCTGTTATTAATTTTAATAATGGTGATATTACATTAACACACACTAGTAATCATTTAACTTTTGCAGGTGGTACTCTTGTTGTTCCTATTCTTAATATAGGAGCTAATCCACATCAAATTGCTGATGGTGCTGAGTTTGCAGATAGTAGTGATAATACTATTATGGAGTTTGCTGATGATGCAGTTACATTTAGCGCTGGATCTACAACAATTAATGGTAAAGCAACTATTGCTAAAAGAAGATTTAATATTTCAAGTACTACAAATAATAATCTATCCCAAGGTGATGTTACATATATAGGGGGAGAAGGTTCAATAGCAGCAGGTGATATTGTTTACTTAGATACATCAGGTAATTGGCAAAAAGCTAGAGCAAATGCATCTGCAACATCAATTGGTTTATTAGGTATAGCTTTAGGAAGTAATGCAGGTAATAATGGTATATTATTAAGAGGTATGTTTACATTAGATCATGATGTAGGTGATAATCAAGGTATACCGTTGTATTTATCAGAAGATACGGCAGGACAAGCAAAAACAGCAGCCCCTAATTCTTCAGGAGATTTTGTTAGAGTTATAGGTTATAATGTAGGTGATGCTGATGAGATATGGTTTAGTCCAGACAACACATTCGTAGAAGTAGCATAATGAGTTACACAAACAAAACATTAACATTCGAATCAGACAAGATATATTACACAGACACATCTTTTGGAGGAGACTTTGAAGTTATGATGGATTGGGAAGATCCTTTAATGTCAGCTTCAGCAGCTTACGTATGTGAAAACGGAGGAGATATTTTAGAAATAGGATTTGGAATGGGGATATCAGCAGGTTATATGCATTCTCATTCAATTTCAACACATACCATAATAGAAAATCATCCTGACATAATACCCAAAGCTCAGGCATGGGCTTCAAATAAATCTAATGTAACTATAATAACAGGTAGTTGGTATGATGTTAAAAATTCATTATCAACATACGATGGTATATTTTATGATACTTTTGGTGATGAAAACATGAAAAATTTTAGTTCATCTTTAAGTACTTTAACAAAATCAAACACTAAAGTAACTTGGTGGAATAATAATACTGATGAAACTAATTTTTATAGCATACCTAATGTAACTTATCAAGCTATAACTGTTAATCCACCAACAAACAGCTATTTCAATAGTACAACTTACTATTTACCTAAAAAACAGTTTTAAATGCCAACGTTAGCATCAAATAGAAAAGGATTTTTAGTAGGATCAAGTGCAGGTACTTATGAAGCAGCACTTAGTCAAACTACTAGTGCTACAGTTTTTGATCAAGCCACAGGTAATCAAGGAAATTGTATTCAATATTTTAAAAATACAGGAAGAGGTGGTGGTACGTTTAGATTTGTAAGAACATTTTTACATTTTGACACATCAGGTATATCAGGTGCTTCTAGTATTTCGCTTCAATTAACTTCTGTTGCTGGTGATGCTAGTGATGGTAACTTTAATGTAGTAGCAATAAAACACTCTGCGGGTAGTAGTAATGGTAGTGCGATTGTAAGTGGTGATTTTGATAATATAGATAGATCTACAAATTACTCTACTTCAACAGCTTTTGGATCAAGTGGAACAATTACATTTAGTTTAAATGCAACAGCTGCTACTCAAATAAATGGTGAAAATGATTTTAATGTAGCATTAGTTTTAACTCTTGACCAACAACAAGCTGAAGAAGATCCGTTAGAGTCAAGTGGTGATATAAGTTGTGGTATAGCTTTTAGTAGTGCTATAAATTTAGTATACACTGCAGCGGCTACAGGATATAGTAATACAATAAATACAGTATCAACAGAAAATATAGGTAAAGTAGACACAGTAGCAACAGCAAACATAGAAAAAATAATAGGAATATAATAAAAATAATGGTTTTTATCTTTTGCATATATGTATATCCGATTATTAAATAATTAAAAAAAAAAGTTATGGCTAAAAAAACAAAAATACCAACACCTCACGAAATTTCAAGTGCTCCAATTTTAATTCCTTCAAAAGACTTAGAAAGAATTAAAAAATTACAAACTAACTTAACTACTATAAGTACACAGTTTGGTCAGATAGCAATATCTAAACTTAAATTAGAAGAAAGAGAAAGTTTATTAAAAGAACAATTATCTCTTTTAACAAAAGAAGAAACTACTATAGCAAAATCTTTTACAGATAAGTATGGAAAAGGAAGCCTTGATGTAGATACTGGAGAATTTGTTCCTACAGAATAGTTTTAAAAAATCCATTTATATTTATTAATGATTAAAATTTATACTTAATCATTTATTTTAGTTTGGTTTGTGGTTCTTTTTCATATTTATATAGGAACAACCAACCAGACATAACATTATAAAAATAATATAAAATGGCAGAACAAATTATTTCACCAGGGGTATTTACAAGAGAAAATGATCAAACATTTTTACCTCAAGGAGTTGGCGCAATAGGCGCAGCAATTGTAGGACCAACAGTAAAAGGACCAGCATTTGTACCAACAGTAGTAAGAAGCTTCGCAGAATATGAAAGAAGATTCGGAGGATTAAGCTCAGAAACATTTATACCACAAACAGTAAGAGAATATTTAAAAAATGCAGGATCAGTTACTGTAACAAGAGTATTAGCAGGTGGAGGTTACACTTATGCAACAGCTACAAATCCATTTGTAGCAGTAGCAGTTTCAGCTTCTTCAGCACCTTCAGCATCATCAAATAGAAACGTATTATTGGGAGTTATTTTCCCATCTAAAGCAACTTCAAAACCAGGTTTAGAATCATCTACAATGGTAGGACCTAGTGGTTCATTTGGTCGTGTGGATGAAAGTTTTAGTTTAACATTAGCAGGTACTAACGTTACTTCAACACAACTTTCTGCTTCACTTAATCCAGCTAGTAAAGAATACTTATTCAAACAATTAGGTGACAATCCTAATAATAGTAAAAAATCAAGTACTACATACGGTGGAACAGATACATTACCTGGGTACACTTATAATAATTGGAAAACATTTACTTCAAACATGTTAGGTGCATCTACTAAAGAAGTATCAACAATAACGTTTGCTACAACAATGGCTACACAATCGATGGTAGAATCATTTGCTGCAGCAGCATTACCTGACATTTCACAAAGTATAGTAATAACAGCAGGTGATGGAAATCAAACGACTATATTATTTGGTTCATCTTCATTTAGTACACCTCATACAAACCACACAACAGGTTCAACATTATTTTTAGATTCTGGTTTAGGTGGAGGAATTACAACTATACAAGCTCATTCCTCTTATGCAGCCTCAGCACGTGATAGAATATCAGGTTCTGATGTAGCAAATTTATTAACAGGATCTATTCAATCACTTGCAACTTCAGGAGTTACAGCAACAGCTGATGGTGCAGTACTTACAATAACAAATAATGAAGCAGGAGCTGCTTTAAATGTTGAATTAAAAGGATTTTTAACTACAGCTACAGCTTCTTTATCAACAACAACAGAAGGAGTAGATGTAGACGGATATAAAGGAGTTAATGCAAATAGAGACATAATTTTCTTATCTCAATCAGCTGATTTAGCATTTAATGGATTATCAGGAACAGTTGAAAAATATTCATATGCTACTACACCTTTTATTACTTCGCAATTTTTAGATTCAAGTAAAACAACAAAAGAATTATTTAGATTCCATACATTAGCTCATGGTACTTCATGTAATTCAGATTATAAAATCTCAATTGCTAATTTAAAAGAACCAGGAGATATAGATAATGTAGAACAATATTCACAATTTTCTGTAATAGTAAGAAGATATAATGATGACGATAAAAATCCAGTAATTTTAGAACAATTTAATAATGTTACTTTAGATCCAGCTTCTCCTAAATATATTTCAAGAGTAATTGGAGATAGATATCCACAATATAATGATACTTTAGGTAAAGTTGAATTATTAGGAAATTATCCAAATATTTCAGAACATGTTAGAGTAGAAGTAAACGATTTAGTAACATCAAAAGCTTACTCACCTAAATTATCACCTAAAGGATTTAAAGCAGTATTAGATCCAATTAACACAGCTTCATTAAATGTTGATTGTATAATACCTTCAGCATCTTATGAAGGATCACAAGTAATAGGAGGAAATTATAGTACTAGAGCATATTTAGGATGGAAATTTACAGATAAAGCATTTGATAATTACAATTGGATAAAACCATTACCAGATAGTGCACAACCAAATATAGCAGGAGCTTTTAATGTAGAAAATTATCATGGTCATCCAAGTTCAAGTATATGGTCAGGATCATTAAGTGCTTCACTTTCATCAACAGCAATAGAAAATTCACAACTTAAATTTACAGTTTGTTTCCAAGGAGGAACAGATGGTATTAGACCAGATATAGTAAGAATAGCAGGAAACGAAGATCCAGCAAATTTTGTAACAGGATACTCAACAGGAGATAATTTATATGGATTTGATGTAAATGATACAGCAGCGGCTGGTTATAAAGGATATACAAAAGCTTTAAATATTTTATCTAATCAAGATGAGTATGATATTAATATGTTAGCTATGCCAGGAGTAAATTATGCAACACACCCTTTAATTGCAAATAAAGGTATTGATATGTGTGAGGAAAGAGGAGATGCATTTTTTGTAATGGATTTAAATACAGTAGATTCCTCAGTAAACACAGCAATAACAAATGTAAGTGGGTTAGATACTAACTATGCAGCAGTATATTATCCATGGGTTAAAGTGCTTGATACATCTAGAAATGTACCAGTAATGGTTCCACCATCAGTAATAGTACCAGGAGCAATAGCTCAATCAGATAGAATTTCAGCAGAATGGTTTGCACCAGCAGGTTTAAACAGAGGTGTACTAGGAAATGTAATTGAAGCTAAAATAAGATTAAATCAATCTGAAAGAGATAAATTATATGACGCTAAAATTAACCCAATAGCAACATTCCCACAAACAGGAGTTTGTATTTGGGGTCAGAAAACATTACAAGAAAGATCAACAGCTTTAGATAGAATTAATGTTAGAAGATTATTAATTACACTTAAGAAATTTATTGCAAGCTCTTCTAAATATTTAGTATTTGAACAAAATACAGATGAAACAAGAATCAGATTCCTAAATATAGTAAATCCATATTTAGAATCAGTACAACAAAAACAAGGACTATTTGCCTTCAGAGTACAAATGGATGAATCAAATAACACTCCAGATGTAATTGATAGAAATCAATTAGTAGGTGCGATTTATTTACAACCAACTAAAACAGCTGAATTTATAGTACTTGACTTTAATGTATTACCAACAGGAGCAACATTCCCTGCATAAAGAGTTAAAAAATAATATATTTATAATAGAACAATTAAAAAAATAAAAGATGGCAATAAAAGCAACTAACGATATGATGTTCACAGCATTTGAACCTAAACTACAGAATAGGTTTCTAATGAAAATTGATGGGATACCTTCATATCTTATAAAGAAAATTTCACGTCCAAGTGTATCTTTTGGAGAAGTAGTTCTTGACCATATTAATGTGAAAAGAAAAATTAAAGGTAAAGCTAATTGGGATAACATTACATGTGAACTTTATGATCCAGTAACACCATCAGGTGCTCAAGCAGTAATGGAATGGGTTAGATTATCACATGAATCAGTTACAGGTAGAGATGGTTACAGTGATTTTTATAAGAAAACTATTCATATTCACACATTAGGACCAGTAGGTGATGTTGTTGAAGAGTGGATTTTAAAAGGTGCTTATTGTCAAAATGCTAATTTTGGTGATATGGATTGGACATCAGACACACCAGCAAACATTTCAATGACTATTGTAATG